ATAGACATGCTCGTGAAAACCGTTGAGCCAATCCGCACGGGAAGGCAATTTCCGCGAAAACATCGAAACGGCGGCAAACTGTTTCATCCCGGTTATAAGCCGTGCCGTTAAGTAAATGACATTGGGACATAAGGTATTGGTGGCAATCCATTTTCCCGTTTTGTCGAATTTGTATAAAATCACTTGACCTTGACCCAGTAAACTTATCCAAAACCTTTCTCCATCAAAAGCCACATTATTAATGACGCACGAAAAAGCACTTTCATCCTTATTAAACAGTGTGATTGAACTTACAGTTTCCCCAGTGGCAATATCCATAGCGATTAGTCTTGGAGGCTTCGTGACTGCCAGCCAAAGCAGAGAGGATGGGCGATCATAAACAATATCCTGCACGTAGGTTATTCCATCCGGAAACGGAATACGGATTTCATCGACGGTAATTTGCACAGTTGCTTCGGCCATCATATTTCCCATGTCTGCCACTGTACATTTTTCGATATATGTCCCCGCTTGAGTAAATCTAAAGGAATAACTGTTTTGTAACCTCCCGGTATTATCCCATGGCGCAGTATCCCATGGCGCAGCGGCGTGTGTACAGATTACGCTGACTATCTGGCTTTCCGGATCCGTCGCATCGTAACTAAACTTGACCGTCAACGGTGCCAACCCTTTAGTTACGTCAGCGGTAAGCGTGATCGAAGGATGTTTATTCTCCTGTAATGAGAGAGCAATGGAGGCTTCAGTGGCGTTGCCGTCGTTATCAAGCGCCTTACAGGTGTATACATACTCACCCGGCGGCTCCCCGTAAAAGGAAACCACCCAGTCGTAGCGGTCTTCATTTTGTAATTGCTGGAAGGACGCCACGTTATCCACCCTCGTCCATTGGCCATCCTTCACACATCGTATCTGCCCCACGTAACCATCGGCATCCGAGACGATCGCGGTGAGATAAACTGTTAACGGGAGGGGGCCTGAAGAGGGCGATGCGGTCAGCCGTATTGCCGGCGGCTGGTTGCCGTCCTTCGCGCCGCAAGCGGATATAATCAGCAGGAAAATAAGGATTAATCGTTTCACAACCCCCTCCACGTCATAAAATATACTGGAACGGATACACCACCTTCCCGTCCGGGCTTCTCGCGCGTTGTTCCGGCGCGAGCCGTATTACTAAGCCACTTTCATCTCCAGCTTCCCCAATAGTTGCGCCTCAAGAATCCGTAAGCGCTCTTCCAGTTGAGTCACGCGATCCTGTAGATCGACATTTTTTCTTTCGGCGCCCAGAGCCTGATGGAAGGCGTTAATGTTCGACGCCAGCGCCGTCCGGTAGATGGTCTCGGATTCGAGGATCTCGGCGGTTTTGGTGAGCATGTCGGACATGCGGATGCCGTTGCCGTGCTCTCTCGGCTCCGGGGAGGCTGATTGAAACATCGAAGCTTGAGTGAGGGGTTCCTTGCCGGTTAACAGCCAGTCTAGCGACCACGCTTCGCGGTCAGATAATGCGACCAGCTCCGGGTATGGGATGCTGAGCCTTCTTTTACGTTCAGAGAACGCAGCACGGTTTAACCCCAAGCAACTAGCGAGATCGGAGTCGCTCTCCAAACCCGTCCGGGAACGGATTCGATCCATAATTTCGGAGAAGTGAGTCATTTGAAATATTTTATTGACAAATGAAACATTATATTGGTATTGTGTCTATAAAACTAGCTTTATATCAAGAATAAGTTGAAACATGGAGGCATTTCTGCTCACAGGTAGACAGATAAAGTCGGAGCTTGTTGCGCGTGGCATCAGTATGGCGTCGATAGCCCGCGCGCTGGGCGTCTCACGCGTCACAGTGAGCATCGTGGTGAGCCAGCGCGGCAAGTCGCTACGCATACAGCAGGCGGTGGCGCGGGCCGTCGGACGTCCGCTGGAGGACGTATTCCCGCATAACCCCGGCATAGCCCGGCGCAAGAAGGCCGCATAGGATTATTATAATGAACAACCCCGCCATTACCGGCTCCGAAGCTCGATGCAACCCCGTGGTAGCAACCATTGTATGGGCTCTCAATCTGCGAGACCGGGCGCTTTACCGCGCCGCGTTTGCCTGCGGCTTCCGGCTGGCGGTTCCGTCTCCGGAGCAGTGTAGGGCCGAGGATCGCGCCCTTCATGCTTTAGCTCTTCGCCTTCTAAGAGCAGGCTTTTCTCACGCCGAGACAGCCGTCCGTATAAAGGATTTAGCGGGTCAAATCTATTTACTTGCACTACAAGAGCCAGTTGATCGGCGAGGAGCCGCCTGGTTTTGCAAAGGGGGTCTTCTCCATCGTGCGAAGGGCAGACAAATCCTTCGCAGCTTCCTGTTGCCATCTGGTAATCGAGGCACGGCAGCGGAACTAGCCATTCCAGTAAGCCGTGCGTTCGCTCCCTTGCCGCGAACCCGTAGTCCACGTAACGCTTAGGAGGTAGATTTGTTCCCATGCGAACAGATTACATGAATCAAACAGGGTTTGACAATGGTAAATAACAAAAAGAAATCAGACATATCCGCGTCAGGAAAAACGGGCGGTTCCGGCATGGCGGAGCAACCGACGCTCTTCGACTGGGTTCAACGCGCGGCCGAGGCCACTAGCCAGTCCGGCGTGAAATCTCCGGGCAGCCTCGACATAGACGCCGAGTTCCGCGCCGCCATATCGGGAGACCTTAAGGCCTGTCCGCTCAGCCGATATCAGGTGGCCGCGCACATGAGCGAGCTTGTGGGATGGGAGATCACCGAGTCGATGCTCTACTCATGGACGGCCGAGAGCAAGGAGCGCCACAGGTTTCCGGTGGTCGCGCTTCCGGCCTTTGTCATCGCCACGGGCAGGCGGACGGCGTTCGAGACGCTCTCCCGCGCTGCGGGGCTGTTCGCCCTGCCCGGCCCGGAGGCCCTTCGCGCCGAGATACAGCGCATAGACGAGGCAATATCGCGCCAGAAGCAGGAGAAGCATAAACGGCTTCTATATCTAAAGGAAATAGATGGAGGAGGTTCGCAATGAAGACAGCCAATAATACGCCAACACACGCGATGCCTTTCGCCGCCGGGCGGAGAATCGGCGGCAGGCCGGCCGAGCGCAAGTGCCGGGGCGGAGGCTATGTGAACGAGGCTATGTGCCGCTTCCGGCAGCAGCGCTGGCCGCTGTCGTGCGGCGGCTGCGCATGGAAGGGGTTTCCGGTGGCGGCGTCCACGCAGTCCGTGTTTATCCATGACGCGGAGGTTCCCCGCTGATGGCCAAAACATACAAGCAGATTTCGTCGGTGCGCAAAGCGGGAGACATACTGCGCTATCTGGCCGACGCGCGCGAACCGGCCTCCGGCGCGGAGGTGGGCCGCGCGGTGTCGCTTCCGATGGGCACGGTGATGTGCCACCTGTCCACGCTGGAGGCGTGCGGGTTTGTCCGCCGCGCGGGCGGTTCCGGCGCGGGCGGCGGGGACGGCAGATGGGAACTTGGTATGGGGCTGGCGCTCTTCTGGGCGCGTGCGAAGTCAAAACTTGAGGCTGATCGCGCCCGGATAGGCCGCGAAATCGAGACACTGGAGGGTTTGGGGGCAAATGGACAATAGTCACAGCAGCGCCGATGTTGCGGCAATGGATGATGTTTACAGGATAGCCATGGAGCGCGGAAAAGAGGTCGAGACACGGCTTCGGTCGGAGATGGAAGCGGTCAGGGTAGATGCCGAGGCCCGCGGGATCCTTAAAACGCTCGCCTACCAGGACGCACAGAACCAGATGATTCGCGCGGCTGTCTTCTACCGGGTGCACCAGGCCAAGACATACAAATCGCTCGGCCTGACGTGGGCGCAATTTTGCGAGGCAAACGGCACGCCGGTGGAGACGGTGCGCGATTGGCTGCGCTCACTGCGCCCGGTATTCGAGGCATTTTCGGCGAAAACCGCCGAAATCTGCGGATATGAACCTCGAAAAATCAAGTACTTAGGAGAAGCATTTTCGGCGAAAACCGCCGAAAATTCCAACGGCGACATTATTTACAAGGGCGAGCGGTTTTCGTTTACTTCCGAGGGCCGGGACGATTTTCAGGCGCTTCTGGACAGGATCGAGGAAGACGCGAAGCGCGAGGCGGAGAACCACACCGCGGCCATCAAGGCCAAAGAGCGTCTCCTGGCATCAAAGGAGGACGTCATCACCAAACAGGAGAGGGAGATCACCCGCCTAAGCCAGACGGTGGATTTCGGCGATATGACGCCGGAGGAGATCGACGCCATACAGATGCTCCAGAAGTTCCAGACCGAGTTTCAGCTCATGGTCTCGGCGGTCAAGAAGAAAATCCACTACAAGACCGCGCCGGTTTCGGCCCTGCGCCATCTCTACTTTTTGTATTTATTTATCGGCAAGATCGCCTGCGACGAGCGTCTGGACATGAACGAGCACTGGAGCGACGCGGCGGAAGTGCCGTGGGAGATCATGGAAGACGAGCTGCCGCCGCCCGACGTGATGGTGGATAACCTGCCGCTGACGCGGGGCATGGGTAAGGCTTACCGGCAGGTCGCGGCCAGAAGGGCGAATAAAGGGCAGTAGAAATGCCTTCGGAGCTGGTAAGGGCCAACGTGTGCGATGCGCTCAGGTATCTCTCCGGCGGCGAGGCTTCGGATGAGGCCCGACGTCTGGCCCTGCATTACGGCGTGTCGGTGGCCACCATACACAGGTGGAGCGGTATCCGCCGCCGTGCCGAGCGCTCGGACAAGGGCAGCTCCGCCGTGGCGCGGGAAATAGTAATAAAGGGCGGCGCGCTGATGCACGCCAGCCGGCGGGCAAGCACGGATATCCCTATTCCGGCCTGCGACGCGCAGGAGATACTGGCGGATTCGGGCATGGCTGTTGACGTGTCCAGCTCCCGCTACCGTCAGTTGCTACGGGATCACCATGTGTCCGCCAGGGATTTAAACCGTCCCGCGCCGCATACGCCCATGCGGTCAAGGCATCCTAATCACGTCTGGCAGTTCGACGTGACCAACTGCATCCAGTATTTTCTGGACGACGGCGGCAGTGGCTTGAGAGAGCGCGACGCCGATATGACTCTCTACAGGAACAAGATCGTGAAAACCGCGAGAGAGATCAAACGCGAACTGTTGAGGTACGTGGCTGTGGATCACTGCTCCGGAGCGTTCTACTTCCGTTATTTCTATGCCGAGGGCGAGCGGGCGGAGGACGGATCGGAGTTCCTGTTCGAGGCGTTCCGACCCAAGGAAGAAGCGTTTAAAAAGTTTTTCGGCGAGGATCGCCCCGAGGCCGCCGCATGGCGGATGCACGGCGTGCCGTTCGTCCTCGTGGCCGATCGCGGCTCGATAACGAGGGCGCGTCGCAACCAGGCGCTGCTGGAATGCCTGCGCGTGGAACTGAAGCCGCATCTGCCGGGCAACCCGCGCGCCAAGGGCGCGGTAGAGGGGATGATGCACTACATCAACCGGTTCGAGGGCCGCCTGCGGTTCCGGCGGCCCGGCTCGCTTGATGAACTGAACCGGTGGGCGCTGGACTGGTCGGTTATGGTGAACACCACCAAGAAGATGCGTAACATAGCGCCCCGCGCCGATCTCTGGCAGCGGATACAGGCCCATGAACTACGCCTTTGCCCGGGCTGGGATATATATTGCGCCCTGATACGCGAGCCGGAACGGGAGCGCACGGCCAACGGTGCTCGGATCGTACGGTTATGCGGCAACCACTACCAGATACCCGACCCCAACGCCGCCGGGCAGAAGGTGAAGGTGGTGATGAATCCGTATGAATGGCCGAAGGCAGAGGTGTGTTTCAACGGCATGGTCTGGCTGCTGGAGCCTGTACCCATGGACGACTACGGACGCCTTGACGCGGGCGCGTACTACGGCGAATACAGATCGCCCGGCCACACGGACACGCAGAAGGCGATGGTGGAGATGGAGAAGGTCAGCGCGGACGAGTGGGGGGTGAAGTGGCACGGGACCAGGGAGAAGCGCCGTGCCGAGGCGCCGCCGGTGGGGCACGAATCGCCGTTGAAGGTGTTCGGGCATCAGGCGGAGAAGGCCGGAAATCTGGCGTATATGGACAAGCGGGGCGTGGAGCTGGAGATAAAGCCGTCCGCGCCGGTGGAAAACCCGGTTCTGGTGGTGGACGCGGCGGCATATGCCCCGCGCGCGCAGCGAATCTCCCGCCGGATTCCGGTCACGGAGTTTTTCCGGCGGCTGGCAGCCGCTACAGGGCCGGTATCGACGGAGACGAACGCGCGGATCAGGGCGCAATATGGCGATTCGATAGACGAGGCGGAGGCCGAAGAGCTGCTGGCAGCGGGTTCATCGCCCGCTGCCGCGTGTTGTTATATTTGCGAACCTTCGCAGGCGGCACAAGGATAGCAACCATGCAGAAATCTCTTGACAAAATAACCGGTTCCGCTGATACTCGTGGACAAGTGGCGTGGAAACCACGAGTGTACAGGCGGCACCGCAACGATTTGCGGCATTTTTGCGCCCACAGTCTGAAAGGAGCTGTCGGGTGGACAGGGCTATACAATACCCTTCGGGGGAAATCCCTGTGCCGTACCTGTACACGGTTTCCAACCACCCGGCACCTTGGAAAGTGCCATCTTGGAAAAGTACAGGAGCCCACCATGAATTACTGCATCAAGTGCGGGGATCACCCGCATGACGCCCTCCACGCCGTAACCTCCCAGCTTTCCCTTATCGCCACCCTCGTTTGCCACGCATCTAACGATCCTGCATTCTCGCTTGACGACAAAGCACTGACCGGCCTTTTCTGGTTCCTCAGAGAGGCCAGAGATATCACAGAAGCCGTACTAAACACATCAATGGAGGTGTAATCATGGGAAGTCTGGTCAAAGTCGAAGGCAGAAAAATACAGGCAAGGTTTTTTCACAAGCGGGCCGTTTTGACCTTGCCGCAAGTGGATGATTTCCACGGCAGGCCGCGCGGTACGGCAAAGAGAAATTTCCGGATAAACCGGAAGCATTTTGTCGAAGGTCAAGATTACTTTGAGGCGACTTTCGAGGAGTGGAATGAACTCTTTGGTGGGACGAATTTCGTCCCACCAAAGCCGACGAAAGGCGGTCATAGAGGCAGCATGATTTTGCTGACTCTGACCGGTTACATGATGCTGGTGAAGAGCCTGACCGATGACAAGGCATGGGCAATTCATCGGGCCTTGGTGTACGCCTACTTCGCCAAGCGCCAAGGCTACAAGAAGCCGTCACTTGAGGAAGTCGAAGCGTTCAACGCCGATGTCCTGGAACTCGGCACGAAGGCGACCGCCTTGAAGCATGGCCGCTCGGAAAGCACGGTCAGGAAGTTTACGGCGGAAACAAGGGCCGCGAAAGCAGAGCAGGTGGCATAAGGACAAGAACAATGCAGAAATCATTTGACAAAATAGCCGATTCAGGCGTACCGTGTTTGCACCTGCTGAACACAGGTGACAATGCGGCTACCGCACCCGTCAGAAGCGGTATATTTTTGTCTCCGGCATGGGAAAGGGTGCCGGGATGCGTGGGGAATATTGCGAATACCCACGGCAGCTCATTGTCGCTGTGTTCAACATCCCGGCACTTTGCCGAATCCCTTGAACAGGAGACAATGCTTATGTGTACCTGCCCCAAGTGCGATACCCACCAAGAAGACGCCCTTAACATCACCCGTTACAAACTCGCGCTGCTCACCGATTTACTCTGTAAAGTTCCTGACACCAGGGCAACCGATATTTCCGGCCCGGCTATTACCGGTTTGTACTGGATTCTCCGCGAAGCGGAAGAAGCCTGTACAGCCGTACTAAACACATCAATGGAGGTGTAATCATGGGAAGTCTTGTCAAAATCGAAGATAGAAAAGTGACCCCGATGTTTTACCGCAAGCGGCCCGTTGTGACCTTGCGGCAAGTGGACGAATTCCACGGCAGACCAAGGAACACCGCCGCCAGAAACTTCTACAAGAACCGCAAGCATTTCGTCAAGGAAGAGGATTTCTTTGAGGTGCCCTACGAGGAGTACAGCCAGCTCTTTGACTCTACGAAATTCGTAGAGTCAAAGGCGAATGACGGGACGAATTTCGTCCCGTCAAAAGGTGGTTCCAGGGTGCCGATGATCTTCCTGACTGAGACTGGCTATCTGATGCTTGTGAAGTCTTTAACCGATGACAAGGCATGGGCAATTCACCGCGACATGGTGAAGGTCTACTTCAACAAGAAGCAACCGCCGAAGCCGTTGACCGCCGAGGAAGTCGAGGCGTTCAACGCCGATGTCCTGGAACTCGGCACGAAGGCGACCGCCTTGAAGCATGGCCGCTCGGAAAGCACGGTCAGGAAGTTTACGGCGGAAACAAGGGCCGCGAAAGCAGAGCAGGTGTCCCTTTTCCAGTAAGCGAAACCGAGCCCCTTCGGGGGCCGGTCTGCCGGTGCGTGGCGGCCCGGCACTGATGAGCAGCCGGAGCAAATATAACTCGGAGGTTAACCATGCAGGCCGAAGCGTACAAACTGGATTTCGAGCCTCTGCTGCTCAAGCGGCTGATGCACGACTGTGACATCCCGCAGGGCCAACTGGCGGCGGAGCTGGGGATATCGCGCCCGGCAGTGAATCTGCTGATAAACCGGGGCTACATTCCAATGACGAAGGCCGGTTTCAGGGAAACGGTTGAACAATTCATTGCCGTGCACCCCGGCGCTGTCAACTGGCTGCTGGCGCGGGGACTGGACGCCGTGGACATCTGGCGTCCTCTCGGCTCCGCGATGCGCGGGCAGCCGCCGCGAGGACAGGGATTGCGGCAGTCCGCGGCCAAAAGGGCATCCAACACGCCTCGGCAAGTTCCGGCGGACATGCCGGGTGATCATGAGGCAATAACTATCGATTGGGAGGTTGAAATGATTCCGGAAGATGTTCTTAAAAAATTCAGGCTGTTCAGAAATCCGTTCATCGACGACATCCAGAAAGACACGGACGTGTTCATGGGAGAGGATCACCGCTACATCGAGGCCGCGATGCTGGACGCGGCGAGACACGGCGGGTTTCTGGCGGTGATCGGCGAGGTGGGCGCGGGCAAGTCGGTCATCCGCAAGCGGGTGGTGGAACAGCTCCGGCGCGACGGCGACGTGCTGGTCATATTCCCGCAGATCATCGACAAGGCGCGGCTCAGCGCCTCGTACATATGCGACTCTATTGTGCTGGACATCAGCTCGCAGACGCCGACGTCGAGGCTGGAGCAGAAGACCAGGCAGGTGCGGCAGTTGCTGCTTGAGCGATCGAAACAGAACTACCGGTGCGTGCTGATGATCGAGGAGGCGCACGACCTGCACGCGAGCACGTTCAAGTTTCTGAAGCGGTTCAACGAGCTTGAGGATGGCTACCGCAAGCTGCTCGGAATCGTCTTGATCGGGCAGATCGAGCTGCGGCAGATGTTCAACGAGCAGGTGCACGTGGATATGCGCGAGGTGATACGCCGGGCGCAGGTGGCCGATATAGGCGCTCTCTCCGGCGGCGATATGGCTGCGTATCTGGCGCACAAGTTCCGGCGCGTGGGGGCTAAGCTGGAGGACGTTTTTGCGCCGGAGGCGGTAACGGCGCTCACGTCACGGCTTACGTCCACGGACAGGAAGAACAGACGGATATCGCATGCCTACCCGCTGATGGTGAACAACTTCGCGGCGCGGGCGATGATCGAGGCCCACGTCACGGGCGAGCTGAAGGTGACGGAGCAGTTGGTGACGAATCTATAAGGAGGTTTGAAAGCGATGGAACCAAACAAAATGTCAGATGCGCGGTCGGAATTGAATCTGCACCGCGCCAACGCCGTGGAGACGGCGCGGCTGGTGATGGACGTGATACCCGGCATGAATCTGGAGCGGGACAGCGACCTGCGGCTTGTGCGGCGTCACGCCGAGCTGCTGGTGCGCGACATCAGAGACTACGAAAACGCCCTGTATAAAACAGGCACGGAGGTGTTCAATGGCTAAAATCAACGAAACCGGAGACTGGCTGGACGCGGCCGGGCAGGCGGTTCCGAAAAAATACGTAAAGCCGATAGACCGCAAAAAAGACGCCATGGCCTGCAGGCTTCTGAAGCTCGCGCAGGACGTGTCCGCGCGGCTCGCGGCGTTCAAGGCAACCGCCAACGCGGAGATCGACGCCTATCTGGACGCCGCCGCCGCCGACGTGGCCGCCGGATTCACCCCGAACAAGGAGGGCAACTACACGCTCACGGGGTTTTCGGGCGACGTTCAGGTGGAGCGCAAGCGTGTGAAATTCCTCGACTTCGACGAGAAGCTGCAATTTGCCAAGCAGAAGATAGACAACTGCATAGAGCGCTGGAGCGACGGCGCAAACGGCAATCTGCGCGTGATCGTGTTCGACGCGTTCAACGTGGACTCTCGCGGGCGCGTGGACAGGGACAGGCTGTTCGGACTACGCCGCCTGAACATCAACGACGCCGAATGGCGTGAGGCGATGGAGATCATCGCCGACGCGGCGGTGGTTACGGCACGGCGGGAATACCTGATTTTCAGGGTGAGAAACGGCACGGGCCATTGGGAGACGATCCCTCTGGATATGGCAAGGGTATAGGAAGGGAGGACATGGACATGACAGGAATGGAGGCTATACGAGATCACGAAACGCGGATGCTGGAGGCGTCGGCGCGGGACTTCGCGGCCCGGCTGCGCGCCGCCGAGGATACCGCTCTGGTGATGATACGGGAACTGGCGGACTATGAGATCAGCCGCAGGCTGGGCGAGCGGAAGTTGCTGCGCGAGGCTGAGGCGTAACGATGCTGGTGAAATGCGGCAGGTGCGGGGCAAAGCTCGATCTGGACGCGGTTTCGGCCTCGGCCATCCAGCGCGAGATACTGGAGCTTTACACATCGCTAGGCCCCACGGCCCGGCTCGCGCGCGAGTATCTCGACCTGTTCCGCGCCGCGTCGGGCGAGCTGGCGGACAGAAAACACCTGCGCGTGCTGGCGGAGGTGGTGTCAATCATGCGCGAGGGCAGGTTCAGGTTCTACGGCCGCGAGTACGCCGTTACCGCGCCGGAGGTGGCACGAGCCATTCAAACCACGTGCGATCAGGAGCCGCACAGGCTGCGGGACAATGCGTACCTGACGAAGGTTCTACTCTCGGCGGTCGAAAAGCGCGACGCCAGGGCCGAGGCCAAACGCGAGGAGCAGCGCCGCGATCCGTACAGGTTGGGGCAGGAGAATTCCACCGGGCAGGCACGGGGGCCTGCCACAACGGGGCCTACCCCGTCGGGGCGGGAGGATTCCACATTGCTCCCCCGTGCCTGCCCGGAAGAAGGGCAACCACGGGGGGCGGCCACAACCGCCGGCGACGGCCGCGACGAAGAGGCAGCCCGCGCCGCCATAGCGAATTTTAAGGAGGTTTACAGACGTGAGCGATGACGCTGGGATAATCCCTCATCTGCCGGGCGCGCTCCGGGAAATAGCCGAGGTTGCGGGCGTCGAGGCCGCGCTGGCGATCGCGCGCCGCTTTCCGGGCTGCCGTCTGGAGATACCGGTCTGCCGCGATCTGCTGGCGGAAGTCAGGAACCGCCAGATACGCGCCGACTATGATGCGGGCGAGTCCGTCAACGGGCTGGCAGTGCGGTACCGCTTGACCTCGCGCCACATCTGCACAATACTAGGCAAGCCCGACAGCGACATCGCCCCACCGGTGCTGCCGCTGTTCAGGGACTTTTGACGACAGGGGGGCGAACCCGCCCGCTGTCTGGAAACCCTTCCACCGAACGGTTTCGTCTATCCCGCTTCATCCCCACGCCTGTAATCTCTCCGTATCGCGCATCCGGCGCGATAATTTCCCCGGAAAAACCGCTCGCTTCAGCGCGAGCCTCGGAGGGCGGTTCCCACGGGCCGGATTCACGGAGGGAAAATGATCGAGCTACTTTCGCTTATCGGCGGCGGCATAGGCGGCGTTCTGCGCCTCGTGCCGGAGTTTCTGAAATATCTCTCCGCGGGGAAAGACCGCGAGCACGAATACCGCATGACGCAGCTCCAACTGGAAATCGACCGCGCGCGGGCGGCGATGGCGATAGACCTCGTTCACGCGCAAGGCGACGCAGCCGCCGGAGTGGCGCAGATGCGGGCATACGCCGAGGCGCTCAGAGGGCAGGAGCAGCTCACCGGCATCTATTGGGTTGATGCAATCAACAAGACAGTGCGCCCGTTCGTGACGTACTGGTGGATGTTCCTCTTAACCCTCCATAAGGCCTGCGCCATGATCGCGGCCTGGGGTGAATCGTCCGATCTCACGGCGTTCGCCAGCCAGATATGGAGCGCGAACGATTGGGGCATCCTGTCGATGATATTAGGTTTCTGGTTCGTTGACCGGGCGATCAAATGGCAGAAGTAGCGGATTCCACCGGCAGCCGGCAATCCGCGCGCGACATTTTGATGGCGCTCGTCCGGCAGTTCGAGGGGTTGCGCCTGCGCGCGTATTACTGCCCGGCGGGCGTGCTCACGTGCGGCTACGGCGCTACGGGGCCGGATATTACGCCGGCCACCGTCTGGACTCCGGAGCAGGCGGAGGAGCGCATGACGCGGGACGCTGAACTCTACCTGGCGGCGGCGCGAAAACTCTGTCCCGGTCTATCTCCCGCGCCTCTGGCGGCGGTTGCCGACTTCGCCTACAACCTCGGAGCCACGCGGCTGTCTGCGTCAACGCTGCGGCGGAAAATCAACAAGGGGGACATGGAGGCGGCTGCCATGGAATTTTCAAAGTGGGTGTATGCGGGCGGCAGGAAGCTTCCGGGTCTGGTGGCGCGAAGGGAGTGCGAGAGGAGGATTTTTAGCGAGGGTGGAGCCTCCGGCGGGGTGGGGACGTGATTGCGGAGCAACTGGCCGCGATCACGGCGATGGCGAAGATCTTGGAGATGATCGGCTCGTGGCCGGTGGGCACGGTTCTGGCCGCGCTGTTCATCGGGCCGTGGCTCATGTCGGCGCTGCTATCCCGCGCGGCCGACCGCAGACATGCCGAGATGGCCCGGATGTACGAGAACAACGTGGAACTGCTGCGGCAGACGCAGGAGATAGCCCGGCAGGGACAGTCTCTGGCGCAAGACCTGAAGGATTACATTGTCTACAACACGGAGGTTATGAGCGGAGTGAAAACCATGATCGAGAACAACCTGAACTGCCCCGTGGTGCGCGAGAGGACCCGGCGGACGGAGGCGGGCTGATGAACCGGGAGCGGCTGATAATCGAGGGGCGGCTGGCAGCGTGCCGCCGCGAGCTCACGGAGGTGAAGGCGGAGGCCCGGGCGCAGATAGGCGGCCTCAGAGAGCGGCTGACGGCCGTCGTTGGGCGGGAACTCGACGAACTGGACATTGATGGCTGCGGGGCGCTGTGGCGGCGGCTGGAGGAGCTGATAGCCAGATTGCGGCGGCTGCGCGCCGAGATGAAAGAGCTGGAGGCGGAGCTGAACTGATGGGCGGCCCACACGTGAAAGGCCGGAGGCACGGGCGGATGCACGAGCTGCCGGCCGACCTTCTGAAACAGGTGAACGGGCTGCTGGTGGAGCCGGACACCACCTACGACGACATCCGCGACTTTCTGAAGGGTAGAGGCTATGACATCTCCCGCTCGGCGATCGGGCGCTACGGCAAGAGTTTTTTAAATATTCTGCGCGAGACGCGGATTATTGAGGATAAGGCGGCGGCACTGGTAAGCGAGGCCGCCTCCGGCCTCGTGCTGGCCGAGGCGGCCGACAAGCTATTGGCCAAAAAGCTGATAGAGCTGCTGCTGGCCGACGGCGTCGATCTGGCGGCCACAACCCGCATCATGGGCGACTTCGCGAAGCTGCAAAGCTCCAGCGTACAGAGGGAGCGGATGAAGGCCGACCTCAAGAAGAAGACCGAGAAGGCGGTTGAGAGCATCGAGAAGATAGTGAAGAAGAGCGGCCTGTCGGACGCCACGGCGGCGCAGATCCGCCAGAAGATTTTGGGAATAGGCGAATGACGGACGAAACGGAACCACGCGGCGTTCTGCTGCCGTACCAGAAGAACTGGATCGCCGACCCGCGCGACGTCAAAATATGCGAAAAATCCCGCCGCGTCGGCCTGTCGTGGGCGGAGGCGGCCGACGACGCGCTCACGGCGGCCGGCGCGGCGGGCATGGACGTCTTCTATATCGGCTACAACAAGGACATGGCGCGCGAGTTCATCGACGCCTGCGCTTTCTGGTCGCGGGCGTACAATCTGGCGGCCGGAGAGGTCGCGGAGTGCATGTTCCGCGACGAGGACGGCGACAAGGATATCCACGCGTTCCGCATCGATTTCATGTCCGGATTCAAGATTCTGGCGCTGTCCTCGCGTCCGTCGAACCTGCGCGGCAAGCAGGGTATCGCGGTCATCGACGAGGCAGCGTTTCATGACGACATGCAAGGGCTGATCAAGGCCGCTATGGCGTTTTTAATGTGGGGCGGCAAGGTGCGGGTCATCTCCACGCACTTCGGCGACGACAACCCCTTCAACGCGCTGATAAACGACGTCCGCAAGGGCAAATACCCATACGGAATCCACCGTATCACGCTTGACGACGCCCTTGCCGACGGCCTGTACAGGCGCATCGCCCTGGTGCTCGGCAAGACATGGACGCCGGAGGCGGAGGCCTCGTGGCGGCAGGATATTATCAATTCCTACGGCGAGCACGCCGACGAGGAGCTGTTCTGCGTGCCCTCGAAGGGCAGCGGCATCTATTTCTCGTCGGTGCTGGTGGAATCCTGCATGAGTGGAGATATTCCGGTGCTGCGATGGGCATGCGCGGACGGCTTCGAGCAGTTGCCGGAAACCTCGCGGCGGCAGGATTGCCAGGACTGGCTGGACTTTCACATCGCGCCCTTGCTGGATGCGCTCGATCCGGCACAGACGCATTATTTCGGAGAGGATTTCGCCCGAGACATAGATCTCACCGTGATTCTCCCGCTCGCCCGGAGGCCGAACCTGAGCCTTCGCGCGCCGTTCGCGGTGGAACTCCGGAACGTGCCGTTCCAGCAGCAGGAGCAGATATTGTTTTTCATCGCCGACCGCCTGCCGGATTTCCGTTCCGGCGCCCTGGACGCGCGGGGTAATGGTCAATACCTGGCCGAGGTGGCCATGCAGAGATACGGCGCGGATCGCATTCACCGGGTGATGCTCACCCGCGAGACATACCGCGACGCCATGCCCAAGTACAAAGTCAGGTTCGAAGATCGGACAATCGAGATTCCGGCGGACGCCGACATATTGAACGACCACCGCGCGGTGCGGCTTGAAAAAGGCGTGCCCGCGATTTCCGACGTCCGCAGCGCAAACCGTAAAGGGGGCAAGCGCCACGGAGATTCGGCCGTTGCCGGAATGCTGGCGGTCTACGCCGCGGATAACGCATATGGCGGCCCGGTGGAGTACGAGTCTGTAACACCCCGCCCGGTGGCGGTCGGCGGGGGGTGCTGGTGATGGCGATACTGGATCGATACGGCAACGAAATAAGGCGCGGACGGCCAATCACGAACGAAATCGTCGTGGCGTCGGTATACGACCGCTATGCGACATATCCGTCGAACGGCCTCACTCCCGACCGGCTGGCCGCGATATTCCGCGAGGCGAATCAGGGGGATGTGTCGCGGCAGGCCGAGCTATTCGGGGAGATGGAAGAGAAGGACTGTCATCTGGGCGGAGTGTTGTCGGTGCGTCGGCTGGCCGTCGCCGGGCTTGAGTGGGAGATCCATCCGGCGTCCGATTCGGCGAGGGACAAGCGGATAGCCGGGGCCGCCCGCGAGATGTTGCAATATATTGAAAATTTCGACGATGCCCTCCGGGACATACTGGATGCCCTGGGCAAAGGGTTCTCAATGTCGGAAATCATGTGGGAGATCGCCGGAGGGCGCGTCTGGTGTAAAAGCATAAATTGGGTGCATCCGAAGCGGTTTACGTTTTTTTCCAGCGCCACGGCCGCCGCCGGAATGGGCGCGATTCTCAAATACCCGCTGTTGCTCACCGACGACGCCCTGACGGGCGACGAGGTTCCACACAACAAATTCATATTTCACCGGTCATCTGCGCGATCGGGCATCGCCACGCGCGGCGGAATCCTGCGCCCGTGCGCCTACATGTATCTGTTCAAGAACTACAATCTGAAGGACTGGGTAGTGTTCAACGACACGTTCGCCGTGCCGATGCGCGTGGGCAAGTACCGCGCCGGGGCGAGCGCCGGAGAGATAGACGCGCTGCGGCGCGCCGTTTTGGGTCTGGCCAACGACGCGGCCGCTGTCATCAGCGATGCCACCGTGATCGAGCTACTGGAATCGAAGCTCCGCGGCGACACCGGCAGCTTCGAGAGCTTCGCCCGATTCTGCGACAGCGCGATGAGCAAGGCTGTTCTCGGCCATTCGGGTTCCACCGATTCCACACCCGGCAGGCTGGGCGGCGAGACCGAGGCCCGCGACGTCAGGCGCGACCTGCTGGAGGCCGACGCCAAATCGCTGGCCCGGACAATCCGGAATCAGCTCATCGCTCCGTGGACGGCGTTCAACTTCGGCATGGACGCCGGAGTGCCGAAGTTCCTGCTGCCGGTCAACGACGCCGAAGACCTCGAAAGGACGGCGCGCATCTTCGGCATCCTTATCAAGGACGCCGGGTTCGGAGGGATAGGCGAAAGCCATGTGCATGAGAGATTCGGGATTCCGATGCCGGCGCAAGGGGAAAAGACGCTAGGCGCGCCAGCCGCCGTAGAACCGCCTGTGACGGTTCGGGCCAACAGGCCGGCCCGACACACGCCTAATGGCGGAGAAAACGCCCTTGACACTGTTATAAATCGTTTTGACAGGGGTATGGGTTCGCGCGCGCCCGTGCCCGTAGAGACGCAAGATTTTGCGTCTCTACGCCAACTGTCCGCCACGTCCGCATCTTCCGCCGACCCCGCCGGTTATTTTGCCGGGCAATTGTCCGCCGAGGCTCGCCAAGGCGCGCCCGCGGCGGATCCTGTACAGCCCTGGCTGACTGCCGCCCGTGCCCTGCTGGAGCGTTCCGCGAGCATCGAGGATTTCCGCGACAGCCTGCTGGAGCTTTGGCCGGAGATGCCGTCCGGCGATCTGACGGATATTATTACGATGGCGCTTGCCGGAGCCGTGGCGGCGGGCATGTACGAGGTGGCCTCCGGTGATTGAGACGGACAGCTCCTACACGCGACTGCCTCTGGCCGAGGCCGTGGAATTCTTCCGGCAAAAGCTCAACCTGCCCACGCGCCGCTGGACGGAATTATGGCAGGGCGAGCATTCCCGCGCGTTTGTGGTTGCGGGCGCGATGAAGTCCGCTCTCATAACCGATCTGCGCGAGGCGGTGGACAAAGCTATCGCGTCCGGCGTCACGCTCGACGAATTCCGCCGCGACTTCGACAAGATCGTGAATAGACACGGCTGGAGCTACAACGGTGGGCGCGGCTGGCGCACGAGGGTAATCTTCGACACGAACGTCCGCGCGGCCTACGTGGCCGGGCGTTACCGGCAGATGACCGATCCGGACGTGCTTGGCTCGCGCCCGTATTGGGAATACCGCCACGGAGATTCCGTTACTCCCCGTCTGTTGCATCTTTCGTGGAACGGGCTTGTTCTGCCGTGGGACGATCCGTGGTGGAAGACGCACTACCCGCCAAACGGATGGGGCTGCAAGTGCAAGGTCTTCGCGCTCTCGCGCCGCGACATGGAGGGCATCGGCAAGACCGAACCAGACGACGCCCCGGACGACGGAACATACGAGTGGAAATCGAAGGACGGCACGCGAAGCGGCACTATTCCAAACGGCATCGATCCGGGATGGGATTACAACGTGGGCGAAACCGCGTGGGGCAGGCCGTTGGCGGAGGCATCCATGAACGAATGGCGCGCCCAAAAGGCTGACTCATGGCAAAAGCTCGTGACGTCAGGCCCGGAGACGTACAAGCGCCCTGAGAGGATCCCGCTCGACGCGGCGCGGGCGGCCATCGGCAGAAAAGAGACAGGCATGGACGGAATGCGGGCCGCCGTGGAGCGCTCGATTGGCGGCGCGGAGAAGGTTTTCGACGTTCCCGGCGGCGTGCCGGTGCTGGTTGACGCCGCCACTCTGGCCGCGCATGTGGATCCCGCGCGGTCGGCTTACCTGCCCTTCCTCGACGAGCTTCTTACCGATCCGTTTGAGGTCTGGCTGTCGTTCGAAAAACACCTCGGCACGGGCAAGGTTGAGCTGAGGGCGCGCGTGATCAAGGCCGTGGCAACCGGCGGCAAGGATGGACTGCTGCTCGTGGCACAGGTGAAAGGCGGCATCCTTGAGGCGTGGACATTCATTCCCGTGCGCGACATCGATTATATCAACAGGCAAAGGATGGGGGCGCTTTTATATGGCAGGAAATAGGGCCTCACGGATTAGCGGCTCCGTGTGCAGGAACAACCGGCAACTGTCAGGCGCGCCTCGGCAAGCCTCGACAGATCGGGCCGCAACCCGCCAGCCGTTCCACAAGGCCATTATACCACATCCATATTGTCCACGCCGTCCGTCCATAGGCCTGCCGCCATGCTGAAAATCACCATCACCGATGGCGGCGCGGTCGTGGAGACCGGCAGCATGGCCTCCCGCGCGGGGAATCTGCAACCGGCCTTGAAAAATATCGGCGAATACATGATGCGCGCCACCGAGGGCCGGTTCAACGCACAGAAGGATCCGGACGGCAGGCCGTGGACGCCCCTTTCATCGTCCACGCTCCTTGGCAAGAAGCACTCGAAGATACTCACCGAGGCGGGCCGCCTGCGCGGCAGCGTGAACTACCGCGTGGGGCCGGGCAGTGTGACGCTGTCGTCGGCGCTCGCCTACGCCGCCGCGCACCAGTACGGGTTTCGCGGCACGGTGAAGGTTGCCGCGCACATGCGGCGGGTGAAATCGCGGGATCGATCCGTCTTTACTCGCCGAGGCGCGTACAAGAAAACCGCCTCCGGCGTTGGCTTCGTGCGCGGGCACGACCGGCGCATGAATATCCCTGCCCGGCCGTTTCTGGGCGTGGGCGCGGCCGACGCGGAGGAAATCAAGCGGATTTTGACAGATCACATCGAAGGGAGTCGCGGAAGATGAGAGATACACGGATTGTCGTTTGCAGGTCGATGGATGGCGCGGGGATCATAGCCCCGCCGTCCGCCATTCAGCTTATTCCATCCGGGCATGTCAACACGCCGAAGGGCGATTTCCTGATGGACGATGAAGCCGCCGCCATGGTTATGGCCGCGTTCGCGGGCCGGAAAAATGACGTGGTAATCGATTACGAACACCAGACCCTGGCGGGCGTGGAGGCCCCCGCCGCCGGGTGGATCACGGGGCTGGAGAACAGGGGCCCGGACGGCATCTGGGCGAATGTCGAATGGACAGACCGGGCAAAGGCATATATCGCCGCCCGCGAGTACCGGTTCATCAGCCCGGTATTCGTGCGGCGCGGCCGCGACGGCCGCGTGACTGAGCTATTGAGCGCGGGGCTCACCAACGCCCCGAATATCGACGGCATGGAGCCGCTTGCAAACAAGCGGGCCGGGAATTCAATGCAAGAGGAGGAACACGGAATGAAGGAGCTGTACACGCTTCTGGGGCTGCCCGACGGCGCACCGGAGGCAACGGTCGTGGAAAAGGTGGGCGGCATTATTGCCGCACGCGACACAGCGGTGACGGCGCACAAGAAGATGATAGCGGCAATCGGCCTGCCGGAGAACGCGAACGACGCCGAGGTGTCCGGAACAATCATGGCGATGAAACAGTCGCACGAGGCCGGCGGTAATCTGGCGATGGAGGTCACGTCGCTCAAGGACAGGCTGGCCGCGCGCGATGCAGCCGAACTGGTGGCGATGGCCATGAAGGACGGGAAAATAACGCCGGCGCAGAAGGAATGGGCGGAGGGATACGCCAGAACGGATGCGGAGGGGTTCAGGGTGTTTATCGCCAAGGCGGCGGTAGTCGTGCCGATGGGCACGATCGCCGGGCCGGACGGCGCGGCAACCGGTGCGATAGATGCCGCTCAGTCGGCGATCAACAGCATGATGGGCATAACGGCGGAGATGTTCCGCAAACACAACCCGAAGACTGAAGGAGGCATGTAACACATGGCGGCTCTCACAACAGACAGAAACACGCCATCGCGGGCTGGAGACATTGTAAATGTGCCGGTCGCGGCATCCAAAAAGATTTTTGCCGGGGCGCTCGTGGCGCGTTCGGCCACCGGATACGCAACGCCCGGCGCCACGGCGGCAGCACTGCTCGGCATAGGCCGGGCCGCGTCGCGGGCGGATAACTCGTCCGGTATCGACGGAGCCGTAAGCGTGGACGTAGAAAAAGGAGTCTTCCGGTTCGGAAACTCATCGGGCGGAGACGCCATCACCGGCGCGGACATCGGCAACGACTGCTACATCGTGGACGACCAGACGGTCGCCAGAACCAGCGCCACTAACACCCGTTCGGCGGCTGGAAAGATATTCGACGTGGACGCCGACGGCGTCTGGGTCAAATTTGTATAGGAGGCATCCGGAGTGATTATCAATCAGGCGTCCCTCACGGGAATGCACAAAAGTTTTAACACGCTGTTCAACGAGCTGTTCCAGAGCATTGACCCGCAGTACAAGAAAATAGCGATGGACGCGCCGTCCACCGGGAGGGAGACCACCTACGCATGGCTCGGCGATTTCCCCGGCATGAGGGAGTGGGTCGGCGAGCGGCAGGTGCAGAACCTGATGGCTCACGACTACACCATCAAAAACCGGTCGTTCGAAGCCACGGTGAGCGTGGACAGGGATGACATCGCCGACGACCAGATAGGCATGTATTCGCCGAGGGTGAGGGAGTTGGCGCGCGCGGCGGCGGTGCATCCCGACAAGCTGGTGGCGGCGCTGCTGGTGTCCGGCTTCAACTCGCTCTGCTACGACGGGCAGTATTTCTTCGACACGGATCACCCGGTGGGGGCTTCCACCGTGTCGAACTCCGGCGGAGGCACCGGCACCGGCTGGTATCTGCTCGACACATCGCGGGCGGTCAGGCCGCTCATATGGCAGATGCGCCAGACAGCGCAGTTCACGGCGCTCGACAGCCCCACCGATTCCAACACTTTCATGAAAAAGCAGTTCCTCTACGGCGTGGACTACCGCGGCAATGCGGGCTACGGCCCGTGGCAGCTCGCCTACGGATCGAAGGACACGCTGAACGCCGCCAACTACGCCGCCGCGCGGGCCGCGATGATCGCGTTTCGGGACGCTAAGGGCGAGCCGCTTGGCGTGATACCGAACCTGCTGGTTGTGCATTCCGGCAACGAAGCGGCCGCACGGGAAATCCTGTTGAACGAACGCGCCGCCAACGGAGCCACCAACACATGGAGAGGCACGGCCGAACTGCTGGTCATGCCGTGGCTCGGCTAGAAGGAGGGAATATGAAGCTTATTGTTAAATCCGTGCCGGAGAAGTTCTGTAGGGCAGGCATATGCTTCACTCGCGAGCCTCTGGAGGTGGATGTCGATAAAAAAACGGCTGAACGCCTCAAGGCCGAGCCGATGCTGACCGTGGAAATTGTCACGTCCGCCGCATCCGCGCCGTCCGGTAGCGGGTGAACCCGTGTACTGCTCGCTCGACGACATCACCCGCGCGATCCCGCTAGACGCGGTAATTGATCTAACCGACGACGACAGGGCCGGCGCTGTCGATCAGTCCAGGGTCAACGAGGCGGTCTCGGCCGCCTCGTCGCTGATAGACGGGTTCTGCGGCATGCGCTACAGCGTGCCGATGAACCCGGTTCCGGCGCTCATCCGATGTCTGGCAGCAGACATTGCCATCTACAACCTTTACGCGCGGCGGCACGAGAGCATCCCCGACACCCGGCGCGCCCGCTACGAGGACGCGCTCAGTGTGCTCGAAAAAATCGTGCGCGGCCAGGCTATTTTAGATGTCCCACCGCCGCCTTCTCCCGCCGCCAATGCGGCGTCATCGTCGTTTGTCGCGCCGGGCCGCGTTTTCACTCGCGAGACGCTGGATGGATGCCTGTAATGCCCATAACGCGCGCGGAAATTGAAGATGCCGTGCTGGCGGCGCTTAAAGCGTCACCCTTGCGCGATGCCTGCCGCCGGATAGACACATACGCCGGGGAGTTCGAGGCCGAGATAGACCAGCTCTCGGCTCTGGCTCCGGCCGTATTTGTGGTGATGGGCGGCGGGAGTTTCACGCCGTCCGGCGGCACGGTGATGGAGCGCGGAATCACGTTCACGGTCTACGTCGTGGCCAGGAGCCTGCGCGGGAACAACGAGGCCCGCAGGGATGCCGACGCGGGCTCCTACGCCATGCTGGAAATTGTGGAAGCAGCGCTTTCCGGCACGACGCTCGGCCTTGACATCGACACTGTTATTCCGGCGGGCGACGCGCCGGTGCTGAATTCGTCGCGGCTGTCGGTCTATTCGATCGACTTTCAAACCGGATTTGAAAAGACATTGTAGGGGCGAAAAAATTTTCGCCCCTACGGCAAGGAGACCCGATGAATAACAAAAAACTGTACGAGGTGGTAACGGATACCGGCGGCGTACATGCCATGACCGGCATCGCGTTGGTGAAGGGCGAGCGCCACATGCTCGACCCCGCCGTGGCGGGAGCGGAGATATTTGTTGAGGTAGGGGCGAAAGATTTTTCGCCCGTACTGGCGAAAGATTTTTCGCCCGTACTGGCGGGGGCTGGTTCGAACCCGCCTGATCCGCCATTTCCATCATCATCCCCTTCAGGAGAGGGCGGTGGTGATGTAATCATCGAGGAGGCGCACTGACATGGCGAACGTATCCGGAACGGAAGTAAAGGCGGCCATCAGGAGGGGTGCAATATGGGGAACCGCAGCGCCCTGCGGCGCGGGCCACGGCGTGCTCTTGACCGGCGACACGATGAAGTCCACGCGGGATGTGCTGCTCGACGATTCGCTTGGCAACGCGTTTGCGTTCGAGGGCGATCAGGGCGTGGAAACATGCGCGGGCGTACTGTCGGCGGCCCTGCGTTACGATGGGCTGGACACACTGCTGGCGCTCGCTCTGGGTACACCGGGAGTCCCTGTTTTATGTGCCGGCGGCGCCTACGAGTCGCACGTAATTCCAGCCGGTAATATCGATGGGCTGTTCGCCACGATCGCCATCAACAAAAGGATCTCATTGTTTGAGTATGCCTCGGCCAAGATAAGCGGATTCACGATCAAGGGCGAGGCCGGGCGGCCATGCGCTATCGACTTCGACGTGACGGCCGACCACGAGAACAACGACGGCGACAACAGCAACGGATGGGGGGCGAACAATCTGACCACATTCGCCAACGTGACATGGCCTGAGACCGGCAACCGGGTATTGTTTTCGCAACTTGTCTGCCGGTTAAACAATTCCAACGGACAGGCGCTGGCGGACAGCGACATCCTGCCTGTCAACAGCTTCGAGCTGTCGTTTAAGCGCAAACTCAAGGGCTATCACACCAGCAACACGTGGAAAACCATCGATGAGCCGACGAACGACGGACTGCCGGAGATACGGCTCAAGCTCGGTCTGCCGCGCTTTAATAGCTCCGCGATGTTAGGCGCGCTGAGGGTTGACCAGCGGAAGAAATGCGAGCTGATATTTACAGGGGCGGAAATCGCCCCCGGCTGGGCGAGATTGTTCGCGCTGTCGTTCCCGCATCTGATACTCAGGGCCGCCGACGCGCCAACGGCAAAGGGCGTCATTGGACATCCTCTGGAATTCGAGGCACTGTCATGCACCGCCGGGCCCAGCGGGATGGCCGGCATACTGACGCCGCTACGTATCCGGCAGATAAATACGCGCTCCATCAGCCCTCTGACATAACCGGAGGGCGTACCGATATTCGAGGCATTTTCGGCGAAAACCGCCGAAATCTGCGGATATGAACCTCGAAAAATCAAGTACTTAGGAGAAGCATTTTCGGCGAAAACCGCCGAAAATTCCAACGGCGACATTATTTACAAGGACGGAAAGGAAACAAGATGGATATATCAGCATTAACACAAAACACACACCTCGAAGCCTGGCTGCCGTTCGGCGATGATGCTGAGGTGCTCGTGCGCCACATCCCGCGCGACGGCCTGCAGGTGATCCGGCGCGCGGCCACCGTAACGGCATACCGCAATAAAGCGGCGGTGGAGACGTACGACAGGGACAAGGCCGACGAGTTGCTGGCGGCCGCCGCCGTGCGCGATTGGCGCGGGTTTGAAAACGGCGGCGAGCCGTGGCCATGCACGCCGGAAAACGCCGCGCTGCTGATGTGCAAATGGACGCAGTTCGCGGCCTTCGTGAACGAGGCGTGTATAGACCTGGAGAGGCTGGCCGCCGCGCGGAAGGCCGAACTCGCAAAAAACTGACCGGCTTCCTCCATTTCCGCCTGGATTATCCGGGGGTTTCGTGCGCGGGCTGCGCGGAGATATCGGAGATGGAGGAAGCCTTCACGCCGGACTGCGCCGCCTGCCCGAGGGTGGAACCAACGCCGGAGGCGGCGCGGATACTCGAAATTCACTCGCGAATCAGGGCGCTGAAGGGCTTGGTGGACGGCGGAACGATACTGAGGATGTACGGAGCGGGAATGGACGATCTTGAGATGCTGGCGCTTGTGGAAGAGGTGCTACTCGCAGCGGCGAAGGAGCCAGAGGCAGGCGGCAATAATGGCGATGCCTTTTAGCGGCGCGCCCGCCATGACCAGCAGGCCCAGCAAGACGCCGACGGCGGCGAGGCCGAGGCCGTAACCCTGTATGACGGCGGCTAGAAACCACATACGGACATTATAATCGTGGCGGACATAAAAACAAAAATAGTTATCGAGGTGGACTTCGCGGGCGCGGTTACATCGTTGCGCGCCGTGGAGCAGGCCGGAAAGTCGGCCTTCGACAAGGTCGCGGGGTCGGCTAGGGACGGGGCGTCCGGCGTGGGCGTATTCGGCGGCGCGTGCGACAGGGCTGCCTCGTCGGCCATCGGGCTGATCAAGGGGCTGGTGGGGTTCGCGGCACTCCAGGGCGCCGCCTCGTCGATGCGCGAGGTGGCGGACAGCACCGTGGCCACCGCCGCCGGATTTGAAAAAACCGAAAAGATGCTCACGCGCCTGACCGGCTCCGCCGAGGGCGGCAGACAAAGCATGGACTGGCTGCTTCGCTTCTCGTCCGCCAATCCGGTGATGGAACTGCAGGCGTATCGGAACGCGTTTGTGAAACTCCAGGTCGCCGGACTCGATCCGATGGGCGGTAGCCTGAAGACGCTCACCGACACGATCGCCGCCTTCGGCGGCGGCGGGCAGGAGATGGAACGCGCGTCCGTCGCCATTATCCAGATGGCGGGCAAGGGAGTGATCTCCATGGAGGAGCTGCGTCAGCAGCTCGGCGAGGTGATACCCACGGCGATGCGGACGATGGCCGATGAGATGGGGCTGTCGATGCAGGAACTGTCAAAGCGGATAGAGAGCGGCGCACTCGACGCGGGCAGCGGCTTAGATGCCCTCTTCCGGGGACTGCAAAAGAATTACGACGGCGCGGCCGCCGAGATGGCCGGCACGTGGGACGGCATGGTATCGGGCGCGAAGACGGCCATGCAGAAGATGCAGGTGGAGATCATGAACGCCGGGGCGTTCGACGCGCTCAAAAAACACTTTCAGGCGCTGCCCAAAAATCTGGGGTTCAACCTCGACGCCTCCGGATCGGCGGAGATGGCGGCAGACGTCTCCGGCGTGGTAAGAACGGTGCTGGACGCGCTGACGCCGGTCGAAAAGGCAACGGGCGCGGTTATCCGGAATTTGGACACAATAACTCAGATGCTCATCGCCGGGGCATGGGCCAAATACGCGCTCGACATCGGCGCGGCGGAACGCGCTATGGTGGCATGGTTTGGCGTGCAGGCGGCTGCGGAGGGGGCGCTCGTCTCGCAGATAACGCTATGGAACAAGCTGTCGGGGCTACAGGCCATCCGCGCCCCGCTCGATGCTTGGATAACCAGCCTCGGCACAATCAACACGCTGGCGCTGTCGACCGGCGCGGCCTTCGCCGGATGGGAGATCGGCCAGATGATAGAAAAGAGCGCCGATCCGTGGGGCATACACGCGACCGAAAAGGCGCTCAAGGATGCCGAAACCGGCCTTGCCGAGGCGAAGGGCGAGCGGGCGCGAAGGCTGGCCGGACACGGATTTACCGGCGATGCCGCGATGGAGAAATTCAACGCCGCCGTTGCCTCCGGCAAGATGGTCTACGACGCCGACGCGCATGCGTGGGTGTTGGCACAAAAGAAGAAAAAACAGGCCGCCGTGGATATGGCCAAGGCCGTGGAAACCGCCACGAAGGGGGTCGAGGCATACGCCAGGGCGATGTCCGCATTGGATGCCGAGAGCGAAAAGGCGTGGGGGCAGTGGTTTGGCGATGCCATGAAACACATAACGGCGCAGGTTGCGGGGGATGGTGAAAACCTGCCCACGCAGATCGATATCACCTCCATGCGCGCCCCTCTGGATGAATACATCAAGGCGCTGGACGCCGTATATTCCCGCCGCCGCGCGATCGAGCAGGGAGCAATGGACGCGCTCGTTCAATCCGGCGCGCCCCGCGACGCGCTGGCCGGACAGCAGAAACTGATGCTCGAAATAGACACGTCTGGAGCTCAGGCCCGGCTTGCGGCGTGGCAGCAGTACTACTCGGCGCTCGATCAGATGCACAAGCAGGCGGTGGACGCCCAGATAGCCAAAACGAAGGAGCTGGCCGATCTAGAAAAGACTATCCGGCAGCAGCGCGAGGACTACGGCGATCTGGAACTCGGCCTCCGGCAGAGGCTGATGTCGCCGCTGGAGCAGTATTACTCCACACAGGATGCGCTGGAGCAGCAATTCCGCGCGGCGACCGCCCTTTCGGGGCAGGAGCGCATCGACGCGCTGGTGAAGTTCCAGCAGGCCGCGGCGGGGGCGGCGCGGGAGATATCTGATGGCGACTGGATGCTGACACTGGAGCAGACCGTCACCCATGCGCTCGGTCAGGTGCGAGACGCTCAGTCCGCGATAGTTGCCGAGCAGGAGAGAATGCGGCAGGCCAAACAGGACGAGATAACCGCCTGGGGCGACTGGCAGACAGCGGTGGAAACCGCCATGTCCAAGGCCGATGAGATGATGGAGCACTACCGCGACCGGATCATTGACCTGGACAACCTGCTCCACTCGCTCGACACCGAGATAACTATCACGCTGAACGATCAGGTCTCCGGAGCGCTCGGCACGCTGCGTGCGAAAATTCAGGGGTTTGCGCCTGACGTGTCCACAACATCCGCCATGTCCGCATCGTTCGATACGGGGCAGTCACCGGAGCCTGCCTATACGCCATCGGACAAGGCGATGTCCCGGTCGGCGCACAACGTTTACACGCAATATTCGTTCGAGGAGGCTTCCAGGCGGAAGGCGGGCACTGATATTGCCGGGGCGGCCACAGGGGCCACACATATGATAACCATCGGCGACATATACATCGGCACGCGCGGGTTCGAACCCGCCACTACGCCATCGGGCGAGGCCGGGGCATCCCTCGACATCGACGCCATATCGCGCGAGGTAGCGCGACAACTGAAGGATAGACTTCAAAGGAGGTTCAACTAATATGTGGGCGATAGATATGAACAGGTGCGTATCGTGCAGCCAGGTAGACGACTGCCCCGAACGGAAAAAGATACTGGCGGTCATGAGCGCGCTTCAGGGCGAGCTGAACGCCGAGGATCGCGCGGGCAGGCCGTCCGGCGTGGTTATAGTGGCCTGCAAGAGGTAGATATGTTCACCAAGGCTCGCATGAGGCTCGCCTGACATGGCCGCCGTCAGGTTCGAACGCGCGTCAGCGCCCGCCGGGTCGGTGACCTTCTCTCGCAATCCGGAGCAGGGAGCGGTCTACGCCTGCGAGTTTTTTCAGCCGGTGGATCGATCCGGCGGCGGAAGCCTATACATCTACAATAAGGGGATTTTCCCCGAGGACACCATCGTGCTGTCGTGGCCGTCGATCTCAAGCGCCGATAAGGCGGCGCTCGATTCGTTCATCCGCACCGTGGCCGTGGGAGCGGTCAACGTCTTCACGTATTACGACCATAACGGAGCTTCCCATGCGGTCAGGCTGATGACGCCAAAGCCGGAATTCACCGAGCGTTACGGACGCTTCGCCGTGCGGCTGCTTTTGAGGATCGAGGGATGAGGAGTTTTTCGGCCGGCTTCACGGCGGAGAAAAACAAAAAGACCGGCGCAACGCCGGTCTGGATGCTCCAATGCACCCTCGGCGATGCCACGGTGTATCTGTCGGACATTCCTGTGACGGTACCGTGGTGGCCGAACGAGTTTCTGTCCACCGTCACAAAGCCGTGGATCGCGTCGTGGGGACGGATAAACATGGGTATCGGCGCGGGCCTCGACGACGCGCAGGTCAGCGATTTTTCGGTGAGTTGCATCATCGACCGCGCCGACCAAAACAACATTGAAAACCTGCTCGGCTCCTGCGTGCCCGAAAAGCACCTATGCGCGCTCTGGCTCTGGTACAACGGGCTGGACGCATTATCCGCGCCGCCACAGGTGATATGGACGGGCTACATAACGGACTACGAATTCGAATCCGAGACTATCATAAAAATCTCGATGGAGGATGCCTCGATCCGCTGCCGGAACTACGTGGGGACGAAGATCACGCGCGCCGATTATCCGGACGCCGACCCGGACGACGTGGGCAGGGTGAAGCCGATTGTCTACGGCTCCGTGAAGCGGCTGGCCTGCCCGGCGCTGAAGGCGGGAGCGATGACCCTTTTACAGTCCAACATGGACGTCGGGCAGGACTGGCTGAGGCTGGGCGATCCCGGACAGTTCCGCGCCGGAATGGAGATCGTCGTGGACGCCGAACATATGCTTATCACCGTCATGGAAGGCTACGGCAGCACATATTGCGAGGTGACGCGCGGCTACAACGACACACTCGCGGCGGAGCACGCCAAGGGCGCGACGGTATGGGAATTCCTGACTCAATACATCTATCTGGTGGCCGATCATCCGGTAAAAAGCATCGACAGGGTCTGGGTGCGCGTGAACGGGCTGGACGTGGACATCACCAGCCTTGGCTCGCTCGTCTCCCGGTACACGGGACAGGCGGGCAGCCAGCTCGGCGGCTGGGGAGCCAGGGCGGTAGTGGCGCTGTCGGGTTACCTCACGGTGGAGCAGGCAATGAACATTGGCATTATCGACGCCGAATGGACGGCGGATTACATGTCGATCCGCGCCGCTATCAGCATCAGCCAGGGAAATCACGGCCACGGACTGAGCACGGCCTCGGCGGTCAACGACCAGGCCGCCTCCCTGCCGCCCAAGGTCAATGTGCCAACAAACCCGCAGTTCCCCTGGGCGGTCGGCAACATCACGTTCCCTGCCAATTCCAGCCTGACGACCGCCAATTTCGAGATACATTATGACTATGACGTGTATTTCCTCCCCAACACCAGTTTTCCATGCTCGCTCACGGTGACTATCGGCGGGGTGGTTCTCCCATCATACAACCCGACGGGGAACACTATTACCGTTACGGCCCCGGCCAACGACCCCGTAGAAGTAGCAATACACCTGGAAGGGGCATCTCCGCAGGCCGCGTGGGGAGGCATCACGATCACATCGGCAAAGCGTACCGGCTATCTATCCGCTACTGAGCAGGCTCCCGCCTCCGGCGTCACACACAACTACGACAACAACATGCAGGGCGACGTGTATATGGCATCGCCGTCGGTGATCACCGGCAATTCCAGCGCCAACACTATCGTGGGTGACGAGGTGCTGGCGGACGTGCAAGGGCACATGGACACTCCCTCCGGCACGTACACGGGCACGCCCGGCGCGCTGATCGAGCGCCCGGATCACGTCATTAAGCATTTCACGTCGGTCTACGCCGGATCGGCCGCAGGCATGGGGGACGCCGGGCCGGAGATGGCCGCGTCGGGCTACAAGTTCGCGGGAGCGATCCGCGAGTATAAAACCGCGTGGCAGTGGCTTCAGGACATGGCCCGGCAGTGCCGCTGCCGTCTCAAAATGCGGATCGACAGGCCGCACCTGACATGGTGTCACGAGACAGCTCCCGCATCGCAACGGACGATCACGGCGGATATGGTGCGCATGAACAGCGGCGGGCGTCTCGCGTGGCGAAGATATCGCACACGGCTATCCGACCTGATCAACACCGTCAATCTGCACTACGATCGCGACTGGTCAACCTACGACAGCGGTGATACCGCCTGCAAGGGCGTGATCTCGTTTACCGATGCGTCGTCCGTGGCCGATCACGGAGCTTCGGAGCGGCCAGATCTGTTCAGGTTTGAGTTCGTGGCGGACTTCAATATGGCCGGCAACAACGCCTTGTTCTACCGCTCGCGCTACAAGGGCCGCCATTGGGTGCATGAGTTCACAGTTTTCCTAGACAACTGCGATCTGGAGGCCGGAGACACCGTAACGCTGGCCTTCGCACCCGGCTCGCCCGTATGTGAGGTGATTTCCTTGGGATTCCAGCCCGGCGGCCGCCGCCAAAACGACACGATAATCATTGTGGCTATGGAGTATTGAGCGTGGCGATAATCAGCCGTATAGCCATCGACAACACTTTTTACCCTGCATCAGGCGGTTTCATTCACGCCGCCGATAACGGACTGATTCACGCCAGTCTGGTACGGCAGTCGGACGGTCTGCCGTACTGCCGCATAGGCTCCGACAGCAGCCATTACGCCGAATGGGTGCTGCGCGACGCGAAAGCGCCGGCAATCGACGCGGTCGATGGAGCAGCGGCGCTGTTATACCTCGGCCCGGCGGTTGACATAACCATTGAGATCGACGGCAACACGGTAAAAGAAAATATTGTTATCTACCGTCCTGTCCCGCAGCGGGCGGCGGTTTTTGAGGTTTCGTTAACCGGCGTTGACGCCAGGCAGAACGGCAGAAACGGAATCGACTTTCACAGCCTCGATGACGGCACGCTGTTATTCACTATCGGCAATCTGGCAGCCTCCGACGCATCCGGGCGAACAGCCCCTGTAGCCGCCGCATGGGACGGCGAGGCATCCACTATCACTCTGGAGCTTGCCGATCCGTCCTGGTGGGACGACGCCGCGTACCCCGTGATAATCGACCCGACAGTCAGCACGACAACAACTATTGACGCCATCGCCCATAGCCAGACCAGGGGCGCGTACTATTGCAACGGTTGGTGGTGGTGCGCTGCCAACAACGGCACGGGCGGTGTGCTGTATAAATCCTCCGACGGTATTACGTGGACGCTCGATGGCCAGATTTTCGCATCGGCCACGACAACACTGCACGATACGATGTTGTCTGGAAACACGCTGCACGTGGCCGGCGCGGCAGCCAATACCACGGCTCGATACCGGCAGATTACGCTGAACGCTGACGGCTCTACAACCAAGGGCGCGGATGTCTCGCCGTCACCCAGCGCCGCCGGGCGAGTGGTCGTTGGCGTAGACAGCACAGGGATGCCGTGGATGAAGCTCAAGGCTCATGACATCTACGTCTGGCGCAACACCCAGACCGACGGGCAGGGAACATGGGTGACCTTTAACCAGAACGCGCCGAGCGGCTGGAGCGGATCGTATCCCGGAGACCTGATAGCAATCCCCGACGCACCTGGAGATATGCTGGAAACCCTATGGCGCGGCAACAGCTCCGGCACAGCTGAACCGGCGCTGGCGTCTCGGCACTGGACAAACGCGACATCGTCATGGGGAGCGTGGTCGTCGATTGTTGCAGTGACGTCGTATGTCAACGGGCAGAAACAGGTATGCACCAAGGCCACGTCGTCCGGGGCAGTTCACACAGTTATCATTACCGGCTCAACCGGCGCTATCAGGCATTACAAACGCTCCGGCACAGCCCCGTTCGATACCATATTAATATCCTCCGGTATCACAGGGCTGACCTCGCACGCGCGCCTGGGCATAGGCGTAAACGGCAATACTCTCTTCATCGTCTACGACAAGGGCGATAACAAACTTTATGGACGCGAGTTCGACGGCGCGGCATGGGGCGCGGAGGTCTTAATCAAGGCCAGCGCGAACGTCATTCAGGGCGCGATCGCAGTGAGCGACGCCGACGGGGCCAACAACCACCTGATCGTCTGGAACGAGGGGTCTGCGTCGCCCTACTCTCTCACGTCGGTAGTCTGGGCCACCGGCGGCTCGTACACGCTCGAAATCCCGTCGGCGTCCACCGTCCAGCGCGTGCATTCGGCGGAGCAGCCGTCCGCCCCTTTCGTACAATATTTATATACTCGTGAGACGCCGTCAGGCCCAACGCTTCAAAGCCTGTTTAAAACCGGCGTGTCCGCGTCGCCCGCGAAGCAGCGCGTGTATGCCGTAGAACAGGCGGCCAGCCCGATAATTTCCAGCATCTTCGCCACCGGCGCGTCCGCATCGTCTGTGGCCGTCCGCGTCTTTACCATCGAGACACCCGCGCAGGCCACGGCAATGCAGCGCCTATTCGCCGTCACGGCGGCAGCCGCGCCCGCAGCGCAGAGCGCCTACGGCATCGAAACGCCGTTATCACCGTCAGTTCAGCGGGTGGTCAACCAGATACGGCGAGTGACATTCCGGGCGACGTCGCGCCTTGGCCGCATGGCGCTGTTCAGTTCCGCCGCGCCGCATGTTATCGCGCGAAGATCGGGTATCGCGCGGCAGGCCATGTTTACGTCAAAGATCGATCTGGAGGGCTGATATGGCGAAAATTTACACGGGCGCAACCGGCGTCGAGATTGTCGTGGACATGGGCGAGGACATGACCGGCGCAACCGGCACGGTCTTACAGGTAAGGATGCCGGACGGCACGGAAGCGCGGTGGCAGGCGTCGGTATCCGGAACGCGGAGCCTGCGGTATGTCACGCAGCCCGGCGACCTCGATCAGGACGGTAGATATCTGATTCAGCCGCACCTCGCTATCGGCGGATTTTCGGGGCCGGGCGAACCCTTCACATTGGCAGTACACGAATTATTTACATAAAAGGAGACTTGAAACATGAGCACATTCGCACTATTCTACGACGCAAACCTGACACAGCCGGTAACAACCGGCACGGAACTAACCACCGAACACAACGCCGACGGCTCCACCGGCAACGTGGACGTGCATCTCTACTTCGGTAGCGCCGACGGCACTAAAAAGGCCCAGGCGGCAAGCAACCCCGGCACGGATCAAATCACGCTGACCGTGACCGACTCCAACCCCGGCAACGGCCATGCTGCCACAGTGATGAAGCTGGCGGCGGCGCAAGGCGGTCTCGGAGCTGCCGGACAGAGCCTAAACATCGGCACGCAAGTGCTTGGCGGTTCCGCCAACGCCCTGAGCGTGTGGGTACGTGTGAACGAAGGCGCGCAGGACGTGGCCAACTGGAGCGACCTCGGCATAACCAGTAACCAGCTTAAAATCACTGCGGTATGACCGGGGAAAACGATATGGAGGATGACTGCCCGTAAGGGCGGAACACTGAATGATAAAGGGAAGCGGCCGGATCGTGCGGGAACACGGCCCGGCCGCCAGACACACAGCCTTACCTGTGAGCCCAGCCAAGGCTTCCCTCGCCGCGCGCGGCACGGGAGCCTATCATAAAATAATGGAGGCTCGCAAATGATTATTAAACCATGCTTGCCGTGGATGGGCGGCAAACGCCGTCTGGCAAAACACATCCTGCCAATATTCCCGGAGCACTCATGTTACGTCGAACCGTTCTGCGGCAGCGCGGCGCTACTGTTTATGCGTCCGCAACCAGCCAAAGTCGAGGTACTGAACGATATTAATCGTGAATTGGTAACTCTCTATAGGGTGCTACAGTATCATCTGGAAGAATTTATCCGGCAATTCAGATGGTCGCTGGCAAGTCGCAAGATGTTCGAATGGCTAAACGATACACCGCCGGAAACGCTAACCGACATCCAAAGGGCCGCCCGTTTCTACTATCTACAGAAGCTGAGTTTCGGCGCACGGCTTGAAGGTCGGACGTTTGGATATGCAACCACCAGTTCGCCTCGCCTTAACCTACTGAGGATAGAGGAAGAATTGAGCGCAATCCACCTACGACTGGTCAGATGTATAATCGAACACCTGCCGTGGGATGACTGTGTAACTCGATATGACCGGGAACACACGTTGTTTTACCTCGATCCGCCATACTGGCAGACGGAAGGCTACGGCGTGGCGTTTAAGATTGAGCAGTATGACCGGCTGGCGGCGCTTATGGCGGGGATGAAGGGGAAGGCTATCCTTAGTATTAACGACCATCCCGACATGCGCCGGATTTTCACCCGCTTCACCATGACGGAGGTGACCCTGACATATTCGCTGAATAACCGGAGCGGCAAGGCGGCCAAGGCAAGAGAACTGCTAATCCGGAACTGGTAGCGCATGGGCGTCAAACCGGATTTAATATAGTCAAAGCGTTTTTTAAACGCTATTATCGCATCCGCACTCCGAAATTATCGCATGCGTGTACAACCCCCATATCTCTCCGCTCCGGCCCGCCGCCCGATGGCCGCTCCTGCGGCGGGTGTCAATTAATCCAGCGCATATTTCTTGTCATGCCGCCGGCTGCTGTGTTTTAATTGCCGTATGAAATTTCCGATATCCGCCGGCCTTAATGCGTCTGTTGCCCTCCTGCTCTGGCTGTCAGTTTCGGCCTGCGCTTCTGCAAACACAGGCGTAAGACCGGCCGCTGACGCTCCTTCATTTAATAATGACGCTGCGTATCATTTCATGGCCGGGTACAATCAGGAGTTGAAGGGCGAAATCGGGGAGGCTGTCAACCATTACAGAAAGGCGATCGGGCTCGACCCGGAATCGGCCTATCTTCCGGTTCAACTTGGGCGCGCGCTTCTTCGCTCCGGCTCGCCGGACGAGGCGGCGGGCGTTGCCGAGAAACTGCTGATCCGTTATCCGGACGACATAAACGCGCTGATGCTTCTTGCGGAATGCCGCAAGGCGGCCAACCGGAAAGAGGAAGCGGCGGCCGCATATAAAAGAATAACGGAAATATCCCCCAAAAACGCCGATGCGCTGATGCAGCTTGGCGTGCTGCTTATGCTTTCGAAAGAGTACGACGAGGCGGCAAAGGCGTTCAAACGGCTTCAAGCCATGCAGCCGGAAGGCTTCATGGCGGTCTACTACCTCGGCAATCTCTATTTGGAAAAGGGCGATTACCTGAAGGCGAAGCCTTACTTCGAGCGGATGCTGGAGCTGAAACCCAATTTCGATCAGGCTCTTGTGAACCTTGGAATAATCAGCGAAACCGAGGAGAACTGGGAAAAGGCCGCGTCTTACTACGGCGCGGCGCTCAAGGCCAGCCCCGACAACATCCGCGTGCGCGAGCGTCTTGCCGCCGCGCTTGTGCGCAAGCAGTCGTACGCGGAGGCTATCGAGCAGTACAAGAAAATGAGCGATGCCGATCCGGGCAACGCAGAGCTTCATTTCCGGATAGCAATTCTCCATCTTGAGAACAAGCGGCTGGAAGATGCCGTGGGCGAATTTAACCGCACGCTGGAGATCGCGCCGGAGGATGCCGCCGCGCTCTACTATCTGGGAGTGTCGCTACAGGAGTTGAAGCGGTATGACGAGGCTGTCGAGGTTTACAGGAAGGTTATCAACCGGACCCCCTACGAGGTTCGAGCGTACATCCAACTCGGCTATATATACGGCAAGACCGGCAGGCTGGACGACGCGATAAAAACATTCCGCGAGGCGCTCGAATTCAACAGGGAAGCTCCGGAAGTCTATCTCTACCTGGGTAGCGCGCTGCTTGAGGCCAAGCGCTACGACGAGGCGAAGACAGAGCTTGAGGCCGGGCTGTCGATTACAACGGCGCACCGCGACGACTTTCTTTTCAACCTCGCGGTGGTTGAGGAAAAGCTCGGTTCGTTCGACGAGATGGTGCGGCTTCTCCGCGAAACCCTCTCGGAAAACCCCGATCATCCGGAGGCGCTCAACTATCTCGGATACAGCCTGGCCGAACGCGGTATGAACCTTGACGAGGCGCTCGCCCTCATTCAAAAGGCTGTTTCGCTCAAGCCCGACAGCGGATACATCAGGGACAGCCTTGCATGGGCGCTTTACAAGCTTGGGAGATACGCGGAGGCGCTTGCCGAACAGTTGAAGGCGGCCCGGAACGTGAAAGACGATCCGGTGATGTACGACCACCTGGGCGATATTTACCTGAAAAACAACATGCCGGAAGAAGCGCGCGCGGCGTGGCGTCACTCTCTGGAGCTTGTCAAGCACAATCCGGAGCTTGTCCGCCAGTTGAACGACAAGCTTGCCGACAGGCCGACAAAGCCGTAACCTTCCGTTAAAATGCAGCCGATTCGCATCCATGCGCCGGCAAAGGTGAATCTCTGCCTCAGGGTTCTTGGCAAAAGGCCAGACGGCTATCACGAGATCGAGTCGGTCTTCCATCAGGTGAGCCTGTTCGACACGCTGACCATCGAGCCGTGCGAAAGGCTGGAATTCGAATGCGACAGCCGCGACATCGGCCCGCCCGAAAGCAATCTTGTGGTTCGCGCGGCGAAGTTGCTTCGCGCGGAAGCCGGCGTTGATGCCGGTGCGCGCATACTGCTGGAGAAAAAAATACCGGCGGGCGCGGGGCTTGGCGGCGGAAGCTCCGACGCGGCGGCGACGCTCAAGTCGTTGAACGAATTCTGGCGGCTCGGCCTTTCCGCAGGCAGGCTGCACAAACTGGCCGAGCGCCTCGGCTCCGACGTGCCGTTTTTCATCCACGGCCCGGCCGCCCGCGTGGGCGGACGCGGAGAAGTGGTGAAGCCGTTCGTGCCGCCGGAGCCGCTGCATCTGCTTCTTGTAAAGCCGGAATGCGGCGTGCCGACGGCGTGGGCCTACCAAAACCTTGATTTGACAAATACGGGTACTGATTATAAACTATCCTGCTTTGGCATCGCCGATCTTGCGGCAGGCCGGATGCCGGAAGTGCTTCATAACGACTTCGAGGCTGTGGTAATCGCCCGGTTTCCGGTTATCGGCGAGCTGAAATCGCGTCTGCTTGAGCTTGGAGCGGCAGGGGCCGTGATGAGCGGAAGCGGGTCGGCTGTGGCCGGGCTGTTTTTTTCGAAGGCCGCCGCCGAAGAGGCCATGGCCAATTTCGAAGAGGCTGCCGACGGATTCGGCGGCTTGTGGCGCGCTGTGGTGGAAACACTGACGCAACAGATCGGTATCGGGACTTGGGGCGTAGGCCAGCGGCAAGCCACGTGA